TCATTGAGATACCAAGTAAACATGCTCGGTGAAAGAGTAAACAATACATCCCACACTCCGAATCCTTGAACTGATGCCGCGTCGTGTTGTAGGTTAGCTTCATCGGGGCACCTCCATGAGAATCCAACTGATCCTTCCAGCGAAACATCAATCGCTGAATCTCCTTCTCTGGCTTCCGGGCATACGAATCAAAGTAAGTCATGCGAGGATACATCAGCTCATCTCGCATATCCAGAAACGCCGCAATCCAGTGCTGACCCGGTCCATCGTGAACATCAGTATTGAACACGATGCCAACCCGGCGGTATCCCTTCTTTCGCAGTGTATCGAGTTTGAGACTGCATAATGTAGACACAATGCACTTCGACATCTCAGACTTCAAATCAAAGTCAATAGGCACACATCCGACAAAGTAGTAGTCATCAATCACTCGCTCATACTCGTTCTCAATCTTGTCAATGTCATCAGACGACAGCCACTCCGTTCGGTTCGCATCCCATGATTCGGGGGCCCGAGGACGCTTCATCATAGAACCGACAATACAGGTCGGGTTACCGTCGTTACACTTCGAATGAAGACGACGCTTAAGTTCTGCCCAGACAGCTTTGGCGTCTGTCTTCTCGATTTGTGGTTCACGAGGGTGTTCTTTGTTATAGACGGTTCTCAACCGTTCAATCTCGTCCTCATCGAAGAGGAACATCCCTTGCTTAAAACGGATACTTTCCTTGTTGCGAAAAAGAAAGGCAAATGGAGGCCCTCACTCGTGTTCTGTCAAAGTATGTTCGCGTTACCAAGAATCTCAATGAACTCAATGCCCAGGCATCTGAGCTACGTGATAACCGACGAACCATCGAACTAGATCTCGCAGCCCTGTATGCACATACAGAGTTGCCAAATTCAATTCAGTTGAAAGAGTCGGAAATGATGTTCTCGGTCAAGCGACCGAATCAGTGGAAGAAGGGATGGACGTTATCAAAGAAGGATCTTGAACAGTATCTGACGGAGATTCTAGGCGAGAAGGGAAAGGAGGTTATGGGTGAGATTGTGCGTCGTCATGAGCCTAAATTGGTTGGATCTGATTTCGGCTTTGACCTGAAGACGACCGGATCCTCATCCTGAACCATTTCAGCAAGGCTCATGTTTGATGAAGACTTCTTCAAACTGCCAAAGTTGGAGTGATTCCGACACAAATACAGAACAAACCCCGCGATCAATGCGACACTCAATCCCGCTGCTACCTCCATTATTTCTTAGGTACGGCTGTCTCGTAAGCCACCTCTTCTTTTTCAATGAGAAGAAGCAACCTCTTCAAGTCATCCAGGTCTTTCTGTGCAGTTTTGACATTTTGTAGTGGCATGAAGCCTCTTTGAATTCGAGTAACTGCACAGGAGAGAGACTGTTGGAGCTGAACAACTTGAAGGGCGAGAGTGTGATAACCTTTTCGCATCAATCGTATGTAATGGACGAAGAAAATCTTTAAACGCCATCGTCTTCACGAGAGTCGAAGTATTCCCGCATCTTCGCCTCGACAGCCTTGTCGGTCAATTCCCACACACCATCCTTATTCGCTTCTAAGATGGATCGCACATCGCGAATCCCATCCAGGATGCGATGCCGGTCGACATACTTGCGGTTCTTCGCAGTTCCGTGCCACAGGTGATACACAGTCCCCGTTGCACACGAGACCTTCGGTGCGATCATCTGCGAGTACTCTTCGTAGCTCTTCTGGAATGCTGGACGGAGGTAGGTAGGGGAGAACTTAACACCTAACCACGCAGCTGCAGATAACGTATCGCCACTTCCCGTAATCCCATAGCTGTAGAAGCCAACGTCCTTGAACCACTTGCGTTGGAATGCCCACCCAAACCCAGGGTGATAGGTTGGATTGTAGACCTTCGCCCGGTCCATGTAGACAACAGATACCCGTGACTGTGTAACGCGAGTGTATTCAATGTCCAACCAGACACAGGTTGAGAACGGCTGAACGATCTGATAGCTGTCGAGCAACCGCGAGATCTCCTCATACCACTTTGGATTCCCGAAGATAATGTCCGCATCGAGGAACAGGATCTTCTTGAACCAGCAGGGAATACGCTTCTCAAGCAGGGTACAGAGTCGCTCCTTGTGAAACAACACGCTTGATCCACGCACATGAAACGCATGCTCGATCTCTGGCTCACCGAAGACAAGCTCAATCGTGTAGAAGGGAATCTTCGCGAACTTGAGCTTCTCAATTGTGTAGAGATAGTTCATCACCATTCGCTTCGACTTTGACGGGTTGAAGAATACGAAGCCGACGGCTACGTCTTTTCGCTTCGGACTCTCATATCTACAGTCTGCTACATTTACAATACAGGTCTCAACTGGCGGTGCTGTTTGCGGAGTTCGAACGACATTATACGCAAACGACTGGGCCTGTCCCATTGTTGTCTCTCACGGAAACTTAACGCCCTCCATACGCCGCGTTTTCGATGGCCTCTTTCTGTTCTGCGATTCTGACCGTGTGCTTACGACGACTTTCCTCAGCCTGCTTCTGCAACCGCTTGAGCTGACGCTTGCGTGATAACTTATACATACGGGCGTTCTGCTTCTTCGTCTGAAACACAGACTTTACCGCCTTCTTGATCCCTAAGAACCCGGCCCGACGCGTCTTCATTGTTATGGGCGGACAAAAACGAATTTACCCGATGAAGGAGAAGAGATCTCATGTACTCACCCTACAATGCCTCAAATCGAACATTTACCGAAGATGATATCCACCGCATTCTACGCCGTCACGGACTCCCTCATTACCGCGTATCTAACAGGAAGGTATTTCAGACCGCGATGGTTCACACCACATATGTTCGACGCTCTGAATACACCACGCCTGACGGTGAACCCGCCGTCCTTGCCCCCTGTCCCCCAGGCACGATGCCACTCCAAGACGAAAGCTACGAATGTTTGGAATTTGAAGGTGATGCAGTCCTCGGTGCCTGTATCGCGACGTATCTACGCAAGAAGTTCCCCGAGAAGAAGCAGGGATTCTTGACGGACGCCCGTAAGGAGCTCGTCAATAATGACCGTATCGGGGGGCTGTCAAAGGAGTTAGGGTTGAATAAGTTCTATGTCATCTCTCGCCATAATGAGGATTCGGTTGCGATTGCTGGGCGTTCAAACACCAAGAAGCTGGGTGACATCTTCGAAGCCTTTCTGGGGGCTTTGTGGACAGACTGCGGTAACCGGTTTAACGTCGTGTACCCATTCGTGACCACTGTAATGGAGACCTATCTTGATATCGATGAAATCGTCGCATCTACGACTAATTTCAAGGACCTGTTTCAGAAGTATTGTCAACGCGAGTTCAAATGCACCCCGGAGTACGAGATGCGATCGAATGACCCGAAAAAGAACGAGATTGTTGTAGCTGTGATGGTGGCGGGCAAGGTCTACGGAGTCGGTACAGGGACTACGCGGAAGAAGGCAGAACAGATGGCGTGCCAACAGGCACTCACAGCAGTCGGGGTAGCTTCTTCTTGAAGGAACGACGTCCAGCCACCTTTACAGGTTCCTTCTTTGTAGCCGCTACGATATCCGCCATTTCAGGATGTCCCTTGAAGTCCGGCACTGGTTCAGCTGCCTCCTTCTTCAGTTGTTCGTCTGTCATCCTCCTTTTTAAGGCAGATTCTGCTTCTAGTGTTTTTGGTCCACCATACTCCGAGTCCCATTCATCCACGACAGCCCCTGCAACTTGCACTGGCATTGTAGGTTCAGGTTCCGTAGGGGCGGGCCCTTTCATTTTACCATTTCGGGCAGGGTTGACTGACTTCCAATATGCGTCAGCTTCTGCATTGTCGGCTTCCATTGTACTAGTGTCCACCAACTTGTGGGTAACGAGAATTTCACGGACCCGTTCAGCCGAAGCCGTAGGAGGGGTAGAATGAATAGCCATAAGTAGATCCCTTGCGGCCCGCGATGCTTCGGTGAACTGCGTACCCATGTAGTCATGTAGAGGTTTGAGAACAGAGAGGATATCGAAGATTCTGGCGATTTGATGATATCGCGTTTCATACTTCGGTTCCATGTAGTAGGGTCCGTGTTCAGCACTCCAACGCACAATTGTCTCTATCTTCGTCACTTCATCATACTCAAGATCCTCCTTGACTTCATAGAGATTAACTCTGCCGTCTTCTGGTATCACACGTGGATTCCTATCCTTAATCAGGTTCTTCTCTGGATGGGCTCGGTCATAACTACTCGCATCGAGCCAGGACTTGAATCCTTTGGCTTCTATAGCACCCTTCTCCTTTACGAAATATCTAGCAATGTAGAAGAACTGTCCATACTTCATACTATACTCACTGTCATCCGCAATGTCATGGATGCTATCGGCCCGAAAAATGCGTTCGTTATAGTTCTTGGGATAACTCACGCCGTAATCAGTGTGTTTCTGTAGAAAATCTCGTATCTTGGAACGCCCGAAGTCATGAATGACCACAGTTCCGTCATCCATGATCGCAGCATTTCCCATGTGGAGGTCGTAATGAACGAATCTCCCGTCTATATGAAGCAGTGTTTTCAAGATGTCCTTCATTGAGGAGACTTTCTGTTGGGGTTCTAACCTGGAAATATCTGCCTTTTGATGCCGCGTGAGTAAACCATGCCATGTTTCATCCCGACCATTCTTCGTGGCTAAACCAAGTTTGTCCTTCAAATTTCCTGCGGGTACGCTTTTGTATGTGCTTGGAATGTCTACAAGGTAAAGTCCATCCTCCACGTATACATTTGTATGCATCTTCACGTAGCTATCAAGATACGGACCCGTGCTTGGCTCAAGCCACTCCTTAATGGTTGTATGTATAGGCAGTTCCTCACCCTCATCGGGTACTAAACGAACTACGGGGCGATACTTTTTGAGCATATCAACCAACCACGTATCGTCAGATGGGTTTGCTAGGGTGGGATATTCAAGCAGTAAACTCTCAACATCACTAGGATCCGGAAACGACGAATCTTTGAACCGGGTATCGTAGAACACGGGTGTATCTGCCCCCATCGCAATCATCTCACCGCCCTTCATGGGCTGGGTCACAAGGAGGTGATCGCGGCACCGTATCTTACGCAGGGTCCTCCGCTTCTTCTGTAAGATCGATTTGGTACAGATAGCAATCGCAGGTCCTTCTTTCCGGAAGGTCTTTTTGACCTTCTTGATACACCTACAAAACCGCTCGACCTGCGGTTCCCTCATTGTTCAATCGCAGAAGAATATATCCTCGCAAAAGATAAACACAATGGGTGGAGGTCTTCTTCAACTTGTCGCCTATGGTGCCCAAGATGCTTATATCACCGGAAACCCTCACATCACATTCTGGAAGGTGATGTACAAGCGTCACACGAACTTCGCCATGGAGGCCATGCGTGTGAACTTCACGGGTGCACCGACGTACGGTCAGCGGTCTGTCGTGGTCGTCAACCGGAATGCCGACCTCATGTTCCGTACCTACCTCGAGGTCACGCTGCCTGATACGCGTGCCACTGCTACGAGTGCACCGGCTGATGTTCTCTGGACTGCGGGCGGACGTCGTCGCCTCGGTTACCTCCTCATCCAGCAGGTCGAGATCGAGATCGGTGGCCAGGTGATGGATCGTCACTACGGTGAGTGGATGTACCTCTGGGAGTCTCTTACATCCGGCTACGACCAGTCGGTCCGTCTGGATCAGATGCTCGGCACGAACGTCGAGGGAGCGACGTCGACCCCGGCTGGCTGCAACGGCCGCCCGACGGTTCTCTACATCCCGCTGTCCTTCTGGTTCTGCCGCAACCCGGGTCTGGCCCTGCCGCTCATTGCCCTGCAGTACCACGAGGTCCGCCTGAACTTCACCTTCCGCCAGGCGACTGACCTTGTTCAGAGCACTGGCTGGGGTTCCTACGGTGGACTTGCCGGTGCGGCCGCTGCCCTTCCCCGCTTCAAGGATGCGGCGGTCTACGTGGATTACATCTACCTCGATACGGACGAGCGTCGCCGCTTCGCCCAGCAGACGCACGAGTACCTGATCGACCAGCTCCAGTATGGTCTCCAGCAGTCTGTGACCTCCCAGACGGTTCGCCTGGACCTGACGCTGAACCACCCGGTGAAGGAGCTGGTGTGGGTCTACCAGGATGCCCGCAAGCTCGACTGCTCTGCTGTGACGCTGACGGCCCTCGGAGCCGTGAACACCCAGCCGTTCGCCTACGATGATATCGCTAACCGCTGCCGCCTCCAGCTCAACGGTCAGGACCGCTTCGATGAGAGGTATGGTGATTACTTCTGGAAGGTCCAGCCGTACCAGCACCACTCGGGCGGTGCGTTCGAGCAGCACGCGTACACGTCTCTGACCGCCAACACGGTGACGGGTAGCACCGCCGGTGCTGTCTATGCGGTGTTTAGTGGCAGTGTTTCGACTGTAGGTGTGATCACGCTCTCTGCGAATACAGCGACCGGTTCCATTGTCACAGGCAACGTTATGACGATCATCTCGGCGGTTGTTACGTCGACCGGTGCGGGTGTGCCTGGGTTTCCGATCGGTGCAACTATCAATGCCCTCGCGAGTGGAACTGCGAATACAAGCGGTGCTACGTATTCTACGAGTACTACATCTGGCGTTACAAACACATCAGGGGTTGTCTTCTATGCAATGTATGACCCGAACAATAATACGTCAACGGACCCGTTCCTCAACCCGATTGTGTCTGGCATCAACACCGGTTTCCTTACGACGAACCCCGAGGCGATCGGTCTCGTGAATAACGTTCCATCAGTATATGGATACACCCGGTCGATCAACCCGATCAACGTCTACTCGTTTGCACTTGCCCCCGAGGAGCACCAGCCGTCTGGTAGCTGTAACTTCTCCCGCATCGACACGACGACGCTGGTCTTCGACTCGATTGTCGGTATCGACGGTAAGTCGCTTGCCGCTGGCTCGTTCCCGTCCAAGAACTACCCGTACCTGTTCCGCATGTATGCCGTGAACTACAACATCTTCCGCGTCATGAGCGGCATGGGTGGCCTGGCGTACTCCAATTAAATCACGGCGAGTACAATGCTGTCCGTTTATATAGAAAGTATCCTAATTGATTAAATGGCTAGACATTGCCATTCGTCTATGTACAACTCGCTGATTGAAATGGGAATGGACGATCGTTGGTCAAGATATAGAGGCGGTGGGTACACAGAATCACATCGGGTTGGACCGTATAAAGTTGAAATGGTAGACGAAGGTCTGGATAAACGAATCTTACTTTGGAATCCCATGAAACCATGCATATCTATGGTTATTGAAGAACAAAGCAAAGAAGCCGTACTTGATTTAGTAGAATATGATCCCGATTGTGCGACTCCACAAATGACTCGTGATATGATTGACTTTGCACTAGAACTTTTGAAACAACAAGGTGCAACCAAAGTTCAGTTGTCGGATAAGTCGCGAATAAGATGCGGGAATAGTAAAGTCAGATTAGGACTGATGTATTTTCTAAAATACGGACACACATGGTACGAGAAGTATTTTGGGTTTCATCCCAGAGATCACGCAGATGATTATGCTGAACTTAAGCGTAGAAGATTGGAATTGGACACGGAGTTCCTTGCAAAACAGCCATGTGAGTATTTCACAGATGATGTTCTTCAAGATATTCTTTCGAGAATCGGTTACAAGTTTTTACAATCCATCGTATGGGAAAAGGAACTCGCTTAACTACGCCTCGTATAAGGAACCACCAATAGACCCAGAAGCAGAACTAATACCACGGTATCGAATATGCCAACGATCTTCTTATACTTGATGGGCAGTTCATCGGTCCCAGGAGGCACACCTCCATATGGCTTCGCCCATCCGATCAATCCGCCTAACAGCGTAGGACCCAACTTGTCATTACAGTCGTAAATGTAATCATACCACGCCATCAACACATAAGCAGTCATTGCGAGAACAAACGCAAGCACTGCTTCATGTTCCCACGCCTTCGGATGAGGCATCCAGAAGACAAAAAGAATGAACAACGCAAAGACGATGCATTTTTCATTCAAGTAGAGAGGGGTGCCGAAGAGTCCACCGCCCATTTATTCTACGTCGGCTTTTGTTATCCGGGTGTTCGCTGTGCATTCATCAATTCCCAACGTCTGCTGCATCATAATCGGGGCGGGATGTCCAGGACCCGGGCACTTCACGTGTTCGTGACCTAGGATATGTCCCATCTCATGCGAAACAACGTATTGACGATAACCAGCTAGATCCTGTCCACTCTTCTGTGACCCATGGACCCACCTCATCGCGTTGAGATACATATGGCGACCTCCAACTTCTGCACAGGACAGGTTGTTCGGGAGTCCACAGATGTCCGCAATCGTAGCGGGAGAGGATAAGCGAATAATGACATCCGGATGGCTCTTTACGAGTTCGAACGTATACCCATGTGCCTCCCACCCATCTGGATCAGCTAAGTAAATTTGAAGTAACTCTGCGAACTCCTCTTGTGGATACCGTACATCCGGATCCACACGTGCGACGTACCGGATCTTCATTGCTTCTAGGAAACGAAAAGTCTGACAGCAAACCAAATCAGTTCAATGCCTCTCATCAAGTGCTCTCATTGTAAAAAGAGGACACATCTACCATTCACCTGCCACTGTCCTGCTGTCTTCTGTTCTAAGTGTCGCATGCCCGAAGTCCACGAGTGTAAGATCTATGAACCTGCGAAGGTTGTTTTGATCAAGGTTGAAGCCGATAAGCTTACTCGATGTTAAGAAGCTCCATAAAGACACCCATGATCTTCCCCGTGTCCTTAGAATCGTAGGTGCTGTTTAGGACGGACATCACGATCGCGTTGTCGCGGATGATGATCTCCACATCAAGAATCTCATTGAACATACCCTTGAAGTTGACGATCCAGCGAGGTTCATTCTCCGGGGTGTTCTCTGTCCGTGCGGAGGCAGCTCCGCGGATAAGGTTGTGAAGACGGTCGAGTGCATCTGATACTGCGTTGTCGATGTTGATACTCATTTTAGCTGAACTCTTTTTGGCTGAGGGGAAGAGGATTCGTTTTCAAAAAATGGATTTCTCAGAGTCAAGGTAGGAGCATAGTGTCCAAGATGTCTTCTCCTATGCGTATCTCCGCCGTCTCTGCTGCCATCGAATCTGTCGTCCCCTACGAAATGACCCACTCTGTCGCTGCCGCCCTTCGCGTCCCTGCCTTCGCCTACATCACCCGAGATGACCCTGTCTACATGACAGTAAGTCAGTTCTTCGCAGGAATTGCGGATGTAACAAGGAACAGTCCTGACCACGACCGCATCCTCGACCGGCTACCCGGCTACCTCTGTTCGCATGGTGGGGGACGCTACGATGACCTTGTCGCCCTACGATCTGAGATCTCTAAAAACGAAAAGCTCCTACGCACGAAAATTGGTTGAGCCCCTTCTACACTATACACAATGCCTATCTGCAACTTTATCCAAGCTAACAACCACCGCCCCTGCCCGGTAGACTGCCTCGGACGCGATCACTGCGGCGTTCATACACGCATAGCCCTCGCACTCGGACCCGTTCGCCCAGGTGGGTGCGAACACTATATGACCAACCCTTACCACTGGTGTACCCACAATGCAGTAGACGGTGAACGACTCTGTAGAAGGCATGTAGCCCGACGTGATCTCGATGCCCGCGAACGCCGTGTCCAACAAGATGCGAGATGGGGACTGCTCGTCGAGCAGCGTCAGCAGCCTGCCAGGCATGTCGACATCCTTCACCGCATGGCGGTAGCAGCGATTGTCCCTGATCTCCAACGCCTGGCCGAAGACCGCCAGAACGTCCATACGGCTGCGGTCACCCGCCAGACGAAGGAAGGTGAAGAGCGTCTTCTCGCAACGCCAACAGATGGCCGTCAGGTCGGTCTTCGCATCCTGAGAGTCTTCTCTTGCCGGGCAGGCACCCTCAGGGACGTCATGTATGTCATGAATGACGTCAACGACTGGTATTCGCGGTCGGCCATCCGAGAGCCAGGTGATCGTCTCTACGGCCGCCTCCTAGAAGGTCTCTGGGCACTCATCGACAAGCAGCCACATGCGGTCAGAGGCGAGCTGATCACCCGCCTCTGGGAAGAGATGTCTGAGTCTGTCGGCCTATGCACCGAGGGCCACATTTCTCGCCTGGTCAACGTCATGGTCGGCTTTGACGACAACTTCAAGCCACCCGTCTCCTTAGGCGAGGTTCTTCAGGCCAAGATCGCAGCCATCGCAGCGATGGATATCCCTGTGACAGGCAAGCTGTCCCAAGCCCGTGCCGCGATGACAGAGTTGGGCCTATCCGCCTCTGAACAAGCCCCATGGCTTGAGGCACTTGAGTAAGCATAACTCACCCCAAACAATTTTTACATCTGAAAACGAATTATTTGCCATCACGAAAAGACCTGAAGTACCCCTGCCAGCCTACTATAATTCTACAAAATGCCTATCACCTACATTGCATCGGTCATCAAGCTTGCAGTCCTCGTCACCCGCCTCCGCACCGGCCGCCTTGCCATTCCCGAACACCAGCGTGATTTCTGCTGGTCGATCCGGCAGCAGCAGACTCTCGCTCTCTGCATTCGTCGCCCCAAACCCATCCCATCCATATTAATCCGTGAGAAGGAGGATGGTAGCCAGACCCTCGAAGACGGTCGCCAACGCCTAGAGACGGCAGCCCGCTACACCGAGAATCAGTTCAACACAACAGATGGACGATTCTTTACTGACCTCACGGATGTGGAACGTGAGCGTTGGTCCACATACGATGTCATCGTAATCACCTACTCTGGAGCCACCGATCAGGAGGCTCGCGAGATCTTCAATGACACCCAGAATGGCAAGCCATTGACGTTCGGAGAGAGGATCTTCTCGCTGTCGGCAACCTCGCCGATTGTGACATTCGCAACGAGGACGTTACTGACACCCGGTCAGGGCCTCCATGATTCATTCGCCCCCTACTGGGGCGTTCACCCCTCAGCACAAGCTCGCCGTGGTGCAGATATGACCAAGGCATTTGCAGTGTGTGCCGGCTTCGCATTCGGGATCGAACACATCTCTGCTAAGTGGGATGACGCAGTTGTTGTCCTCCACCGCGATTTTGACGAGCATGCTGTCATTGCCCGTCTGAACATCCTACTCCGCGTCTACCGCGAGATGGCTGAGCGTGTACCGGTCACAACCAAGGCTCTGCAGTCAACCTATTATGACATTGGCAATTTTACCGGATACATTGCCTTTAGCATCATGGTCCAGGAGGATCCGATGAATTTCCGCCGACTGGCTGCGATGTTGGCACCCGCGATCCCCGATCGGAATTCCCTAGTAAACCGCTGGGTGGACTTCATGGTTGCCCAGCGTGAGCAGCCCGGGCTGCTGCTCGAGATCGTCCACCGCGATCTGAGTTTGGCCCGCAGTTGGAACCGCTCCAGGTGGCAGAATGGTGTCCGACGTCTACTAGTCCCTGACTCATTTGCACAGATCCCTGCTGACGAGAATCTTGACGACGACGACGACGCTTAACCGCCACCAACAGAGCCGGGACACAACTCTCCAAGTCCCACAATTTTTACATATGACGAAACCCAGATTTTCCAGAAAACGAATTGTTTGCCATCACAAAAAGACTCAATGCAAGTCCTACTACAACCGCATAGCAACAGTAGAGGTAAAAATGAACGCCCCTGTCGTAATGTCCTACTTCAATGAGAAGACCCGTGCACAGTTTCTGTCCAGTCCGATGAAGTATCTGGGTTCGGCACACCGTGCGAAGGTGACAGTCGGAACTCTCGTAGTTCTAACCGATCTCGATGCGAAGTCAATTTTCGGCATTGCAGTTGTCGACAACGCCCCAGATGCAAAAACGCCATGCATTGAACATCCATTCCTTGACATGGATACATACTCTCTCGAGTACCAAAAGTACAATAAATACGAGATTCATCTCTCGGGTATCAAGATCTTCTCCACACAGATCACATTCGAACAGATCCGCACTCTACTAGGCGGAGACGCTGCACTCAAAGGTGCAGGAAACATGTGGCGTGGATTTCACTGCAACTTCGCAGGCCCATTCCAAAAGGGAGTTGACATCAAGATGATCCAGCGTTACTGCTTCTGGATCAACACACTTGTGAACTAATCGCTTTACAACCCACCAAATTTTTACATTCACTCACCAATCTAGATTTCTAAAAACGAATTGTTTGCCATCACGAACTACCAATGACACCCCCGCCAGCCTAACAATCAACTACTCAACTACTACAGAATGTCTCTCAACAACCTCCTCAAGCAGCAGATCAAGGACGCGATCGCACACATCTATGACGAATCTGGCTCAGCAGCCGACAACCGCTACACCAAGCCCGAGGACCTCTCCAAGGCCCTCCTGGACATCCTCTTCCCCGCAGAGAAGGAGGAGAACACTCAGGTCACCGGAGTCATCCGCGTGCCCACAGCCGCGGACACCGAGTCTGACGGCTCGACCGACTCTAAGCAACGCAAGAAGCGTGCACCCATGAGCGACGAAGCCAAGGCCGCCATGAAGGCCAAGCGGGCGGCCACCATCGCCGCCAAGGCCGCACCCGCCTCCCCCAAGTCCGAGGACAAGCCCGAGCCCGAGGCCCCCGGTGCACCGGTCAAGGAACGCAAGCCCCGCGGCCCTATGTCCGACGAAGCCAAGGCCGCCATGAAGGCCAAGCGTGAGGCGACCCTCGCCGCAAAGAAGGCCGCCCAGGCTTAGCTAGACACAGCTACAACAGGTCAACCCCCAATTTTTACATTATGGACCTGGCCCATCATGAATCCACATTTCTGAAAACGAATTCATCGAAATCACAAAAAGACCTGAAGTAAGTCCTACAACAACCGCATAGCAACCGTTGAGGCATTCCCGATCAGAATGTTTAACCCGATCCCTTTCTCCGTCCGCATGCGTGCAGCTGGCTTTGTCTTTGACAAGCACGTCCGCAGCATGAACGTCTGCGACAAGTGGGTGCCTAAGGGCACCACCATCGCCGACCGCAAGGCCAAGGCTGCCAAGGTCGACCAGACCATCGACATCCTCGCCCGCTTCGTCGCCAAGTGGAGCCTGTCCCGCCGCAGCCGCCACCGCGAGTCCCGCTGGTCCCACCGCGGCCCCAACTGGGGTGACCTCATGTGGGAGGCCGAGCAGGCTGAGACCAATAAGCTCGTCACCATGGATGAGCACACCTACTCCGCCCTCCGCCGTGCCCAGATCGCCGAGTACAAGGCAGTCGGCCGCGACATCCTTCCCCTCATCCGCTCCTGGAGCCACATCAATAGCCTCCGCGACGAATTCGTACGCAAGACGACCCTCAACGCGGTCCAGCTTGCACAGGTCTGGGCCGAGGTTGCCCCCAAGGTCCACAACAAGCAGCGTCCTGCCCAGGTCCGCCGCAATCGCTTCGCGATGGACAGCGACTCTGAGTAAACACAAAACCCATAAAACAGAAGAACCTCACAGTTTTTCAATGTTGGAACTCTCTGTGTCGAATTATTCAACGAGTGCTTCTTGTAAAAAAGTTTGCGGGAACCGATGCGTTTTCGATCCACTTTTCGTAGGTGTCAACATTTCTTACCCCTACCCTTCTTGGCAGGTCCTTTAGGTATCTCTACCGCGATTGCCAGTGAATTCAAGTCTCCACACATCTCATCTGCCATAGCAGTGATGTCGGTATGAAACGCATTCATCGATGAATTTACTGCATTCTGCGTAGTAGTCCACTGTGCCACCAGACGTAGAATCATCGCCCATCCCCGCGTAAGCACCTCCCGTGCACTGTCGTTCCAGACTTTGAGTTCGTCACCTGCTGCCAATTCTCGCAGTCCACGCTGACGTACGAGGTACTCGTTAAATGGGCGAATAAGAGTGCTTGCCACAAGCTGAAGTCTCTCGATTGGATTCTCAGATACCTTGTTCATATATATGATCAACTTCTCGTTCACAAACTCTGTCTCGACCCAGAATCGATTGTGGTTCGGAACGTGGACATTCGTACAGAGGAGGATGCCGATTTGAATATCGGAATCTGCCTGGAGGTTGTCGTGGAACTTCTTCACATCTTTAATACTGTGAAGAGACTTACCTGGTCCATGATTCTTCGTATCCACCATAAACCTGATGTCGTTCCAGGTCACGTGATGGTCCATACGATCTGCCTCGTTGGAGACATCCATTATTTCCGCACCACAGAACGCCGTTCTGAGCCAACTATCTACGAGGTTCTCACCTTCACTACCCTTATGAACACTCTTGTTCATCAGTGCATCGTACGTAGACTTTTGATCAATCTTTGTCTGAAGAACTTCGCGTGTCTGTTCGAGTTTGGCGTTCTGTATATGAAGTTGCTCAATCTGTTCCTTCAATGTAATACGTTCACGCTCAACCGATGCTAGCACAACCGCATGATCCTCTAACATTTCCTTCTTCAGTTTCTCCATCTTGGACTCTATGCCAGACGCATTGAGATTAGCTAGGGCTGCCTGCTGCCACGACTGAGCCTCCTTCTCCTTTATGATCAGCTGACTTTCTACCTCCTTCTTTACTTGTACGATACGTAGTTCGGCATCCTTTTTCGTTTGCTCAAGCTCGATGCGAATCTTATCTGCCTCCTTCTTCCACGTAAGGTTTGCCTGTTCATGAATCTTGGTCTCGCCAAGACCGCGTTGAGCAACAACCATTTCATAACCCCATCGAAGGGCATTCGCAACATCTTCTTTGCCAGCAGTGTTGTACCAATCGGGAACATGGACTGACTCCAGCCAATGCACTCCGCCCTCCTGAAGCCCATCAAACAACTCCTTGCGTCTATCGTCTGGGCATACAATCCCAACCTTATCTTCCAGGTCTTTAAGGCTTTTAGCGGGATCAGCGATATCAACCTTCTCCTGAACGCTCTTTCCATCTACACGTACACGAAATGAGACCTGGCGAGTCACAAACCATGTAGCCATTTATCACTATACCTGTACCTACATAAGTCCATTTAAATGGTTGTCAACTTGGTTGTCAACTTGGTTGTCAACTTGGTTGTCAACTTGGTTGTCAACTTGGTTGTCAACCTTCAATCTGGGGTAGGGTGGGTCAAAAACGTTCG